TAGGTCGATTACTTCAACTACCCGAAGAACCTTCGGTGTGGTCTGTGGGTGGCTCCGCCTTTCACTCAGCAACTGAGGCTTGGGATTTGGAGAACCTATAATGTTACTAGCACAAAACTATTGGGACAAAGCATGGGCTAAAGAATCAGATGGTAAAGATTTAACCTTTGCTAGGGTTGGTGGTCGTGCCACTAAAGCATTCCCTAATAAAGAGAACGTAGATTTTTGGCAAAAGACTGGACCTGAATGGGTTCAAGCATACATTGATTGGCGTATTGCTAATCACAACTGGAAAATCTGGCACACACCAGAAGGCGCACCTGCCGTTGAATTGGGTTTGACACCTACCTTTGCTGATATACCTGTTAAAATGGTTATCGACAGAGTCTTTGAAGTTGATGGTGAATTAGTCGTGGTTGACCTCAAGACTTCACAGCAAACCCCTTTCAGCACGCTACAACTTGGCTTCTACCGCCTAGGACTTAAACAGGTTCTAGGGGTAGATGTTAAGTACGGAGCCTACTGGATGGCAAGACAAGAGGGAACTACTCCACTCATAGACTTAACTGGATACACAGATGAGAAGTTAGAGTATCTTGTAAGTAACTTTGATAAGGCACGCAAGGCTGGAATTTTTATACCAAATACAAACAACTGCAACAGATGTGGACTGACAGAGTATTGCCAGTTCTCATCTAAGAAATGAGGAAACATGGCTAATGAAGACTGGAAACTACAAGTTTCCTATAAGACACCTAGTGGGGATATGATTAATATCCGTGCTAACACAGCAGAAGAACTGTCTGTTCTACTTGAAGGCATTGGAGATTACTCAACACAGATTGCAGCAACGCAACAGAAAGTTGTAGGTGCTTACACTCTAACCCCTTTATCGACATCGAGTTCCACTACAAGCACAACGCACTCGAACTACTCCGCTCCAACCCCAGTCAGTACAGCATCAGGTACCGCAGCACCAGTATGTAAGCATGGTCCACGTATTTGGCGTGAGGGAATAAGCAAAGCAAGTGGAAAGCCTTATGCATTCTGGGCGTGTCCTTCACCACAAGGCACACCTGACCAATGCAAACCAGTAAACTAATAACTGAATAATGAAGAAGGGTCGCAGTCGAATTACACCAGTTTCATTTTGGTTGCGACTCTTCTTTCAAGATAGAAAGGAACCAGGATGCGTACACTTGTCCGCTCAGTTGGTCGTGCCAGTATCGGAGGGGAACCTTTACCTTCCTGCTTTAAGGCGTTCGACTCCAACAAAAGAATGCTGTCATCTGATTTAGGTTGGACAAAGGCAACTCTATCAAAGAGTAGTCATATTGTTTGGTCATTTGAATCAGCACCAACTCTTCAAGATATTGATGAAGAAGTTCAAGCATTCGAAGAACTATGGGGTTGTCCACCAGTTCTTATTATTGTAGATAACTTAATGGATGTAGCCACCGATGGTGGTGAAGAGTTCGCTTCTATGCGAGCCATCATGAAGGAGTTAAAATATCTTGCTCGTGCAACTAATGCTGCTGTCGTTGTGCTTCATCATACTAGTGAAGCAGTGGTTGGTTCTCCGTGCCAGCCGCGAAGTGCTATTCAGGGTAAGGTTGCACAACTACCTGCTCTCATCTGCACTCTCGGAGTTGTTGGGACCTCAATGGGAGTCGCACCAGTTAAAAACAGATACGGAAGAGCAGACGCAGGAGGTGGACTCATGACATGGATTGCGTTCAACCCTGAGTATATGTTCGTTGATGATATTCCAGAGAACCACTAATGCAAAAAGATATTGGTAGATATACAGTTACCATTGCACTGAACAGTAGATATTGTTTTGGTGTGGGATTTGAAAGATATCCTATCATTGAATGGAGTGAGGATGAAGCAGCGCAGGTTGCTGGTTGGGTCACTAGACTTGACTTCTTATTCTTCTTCATAAACTTTACTAAGTTTCCTAAGGTGGCATGGCGTGAGTAGTTATGGTAAGCGTAAAGGTTCCACCTTTGAGACTTCAGTTATGAAGTGGCTTAGGTCTAAGAAGGTAATTGCTGAACGTCTTACTAAAGCAGGCTCTAAAGATGAAGGCGATATAGTTGCTATGGTTGCTGGGCAAACTTATATATTTGAATTAAAAGCAACCAAGAAGATTGACCTACCTAGATTTTGGGCAGAAGCCACAGTTGAAGCAGAGAATTACGCTAAGGCTAGAGGCTTAGATGAAGTACCACCTAGATATGTCATAGTCAAAAGACGTATGGCTGGTATAGATAAAGCCTGGGTCGTAGAGAATTTGGAGCAATGGATTGAGAGGAACTGTGAATGACTTACCAAGTATTAGAGAAATACTTATCCACTATGGGGCGAGTCTCCGCAAAGGTCATGGCCAAGTCAATCTCAAATGCCCGTTTCATGGGGACACACACCAAAGTGGGAGCGCGAATCTTGATGACAATATATTCATCTGTTTTGCTTGTGGAGTCCAAGGTAATTCTTTACAAATCGTTGCTCAACAAGAAAGGGTAGACATTCGTGAAGCAAAAGGAATCGCAGAAAGAATTGCTGGGACAAGCAACTCAGAAGTACGCGGCAAACATTTATCAGGCAGAAGCCTACCTAAAAAGTCGCGGTATAACAATGGAAGTAGCACGGTTGGCTCGATTAGGCGTAGTCGCGGAGCCTGAGGTTGGACATGAAGCATTCACAGGACGACTATCCATACCGTATATTACCAAGAGTGGCGTTGTCGATATTCGTTTTCGCTCTCTTAATCCTGCTGTTGAACCTAAGTACATGGGAATGACTGGTTCAGATACAAAGATGTATAATGTTTTGGACATAGAAAAGGCTGGAGATTATATTGGAATATGTGAAGGAGAGATTGATACAATTACAATGTCTTCTTTAGTTGGTATCCCATGCGTCGGTGTTCCTGGTGCTAACAGTTGGAAGAGACATTACACTAGATTACTCGCTGACTTTGAAAGAGTTTATGTTTTTGCAGACGGAGACCAACCAGGAAAAGAGTTTGCTACATCACTAGCAAGAGAGTTACCTATTACTATCATACAATTACCTGATGGTCAAGACGTTAACTCTATGTACGTGCAAGAAGGTTCTTCATACTTTCATCAAAAGGTGGGTGTAAATGTATAGCAGAAAACCAATACCACCATGTCCTGAATGCGGTCAGCATTTTGAGAATGCATTTGATGCTACTGACCATCTACTTGAAGATGATGAAGAGTTTGACCCAGCATTAGTACTGCCTAATGGGTATAGGTTAATGGTTGGTTCTTTACTTAGGTGTATGTATAGATATGCCGATAGTCCTGAACACATTAAAGGTATAGCAGAATCTACATACATGACATTGTTTACAGCAGAGACTCAACCAAATGTTGTCGCAGGTATAATCGAAGACATGATAGTTGATACACAGATGACGGACTTAGATGAAGAACTTAAACGCCTACTTGAAAGAGGGAACTGACGAATGGCAAATCATCCAGCATTTATTAAATCAAGGATTCAAGATAACGAACATCACCCTAAACCAAAACCAAATGGAGGTGATGATATCCGTTCCTCTTTCGAAAGAGATGTTGACAAAGCATTCAGAGAACTAGAGAAACTATTACTATCTAAGCATAGGGACTACGGCCCACGTAATATTGCTGACGCACCTGGTGGTGCAATCAATGGTCTTCGTGTTAGAATGCATGATAAACTAGCACGGATAAATAACTTAGTTGATAACAATAAAAATCCAGAGCACGAATCACTTGAAGATTCCTTCAAGGATATGGCTAACTATGCAATCATTGGACTGCTAGTTCTGATGGATATGCAGACGATATCAAAATGGAGTAAGGGTACTGACTTAGAACACGAGAAGTCTATTGCTAGAGATAGAGATGAAACATATCGTGTGCTTGAATCATTAAAGATTAAACATATGATTCGTAGTAATCATACCGATAGATTATATAATACTATCAAGATGAGAGCACCAGGATTAGCAGGACTACCTGAATTAGAGTTAAAAAACTTCCTTAAACTAGATAATCTAGGCATAAAATACCACGAAAAACCCTATGAATTAGCCCCAAATTGGCTACTTTTACATGGTGATGAGGGCAACGTTCAACCTACTGCTGGTGCTACCGCACTTGGATTAGCCAAGCGTGCTGGTATGTCAGTAGTCTGCGGTCATACGCACCGCATGGGCTTGACACATTACACACAATCATACTTCGGTGGTAATCCTAAAACTATTTGGGGATTAGAAGTTGGTTGCTTAATGGACTTTAAGTTTGCTAAATATATAAAGGGTGGATTGTTCACATGGCATAAACCGTTGCTTCGGAATACCATAAGAAGTTTGGTATGGTTGAACTAGAAGATATAAAACAATCTCTCTATCAATGGTTCGTTGAGCACCCAAACAAACTTGACGAGTGGGAAGCAATAGGTGAGAAGGATGCTAAGAATTTAATCTATCGTTCACTTAGAAATCAAGCATTAGATTATTGTCAGAAGTGGAAGGCCAAGTCAGTTGGCTATGATGTCAGCGACATACACTATTATGAGCCAGTAATTGTTGAGGCTATCTTGCCAGCAGTATTGCGTGGTGAGTATGGTGTAAGCCACAAGTTAAATCTAGGTGGAACTAATCGTCCACAAGCACCATCTGAAGGTGGCAACTTAAATGTAATGATGTTCGAGATTGACTCTGCGTATTACAAGTTAAGTAAAGAGGATAGAAAATTACTATTCTTGCGACACGCAGAGTCTCTCGACTTCAAGGAGATAGCGAACTACCTTGAATTGTTTAGCGAGGATACTGCTCGCATGAGACATAAGCGAGCAATTAAAAGATTAATAAATAAGATAGGTGGATTCAGACCATATCTTGAAGAGGACTCACCCGATAAAGAGAAGTCCGAAGAAGATGAAGTAGAAGAAACTAATCACGCCTCCAATGAACATGAGTGGCACGATGACAGGGGCGCAGAAGATGAGCAAGTCAGTTAGTCTTCTCATCCCACATCCATTCCTGTTCCATTGGGTCAACCCATAGGCTCTCGCCATAGTCTGCCCAAAACTTTGCTAGCATTTCTTCTTCTTCATCTTTATCAGTAATGTCAGGTGGTCTGTTATTCATCATCGCCCCACATTCTGTCAGGTTCTCCACAGATACAATGACGCTCTAGTTCACCGCAGTCACCGCATTCATCTGCTAATCCTAAAGCAACATCATCACCCATTAGCCACATAGGTTCACTCATGTTGCTTGCTTCTTTCAGGTAATGTATATTTATACATAGTCACACTACCTTCGCTATCACTAAATAAGTTATCGAAGTTCCCATCAAGTAGTCCATATAAATCTTCATTAGAAAAATCTACATCGACATCTAATTGTAGTTCGAATTTAATTGTTTCAAATGTTGTCATGCTATCCTTTCCAATATGGTTTACTCTTAGTCTTTGCTGCTATTAGTTCTTTATACTGCCGTTGTCCTGCGTCTAGAGCAGAAGCATACCTATCTAACCTAGCGATTATCTCCTGCGCTAAATGATATGACTCTAACTTCTTAAAGCCAAAGCCCATCAATGTATTCATAACCTTGTCGTGTCTATCGCTATGATACTTCAGAACCATTGTTATCCTCTTCATCTATCCCGAACATATCAGCGAGCATCTTGTTTGCTTCTTCTAGTATCTTAATTGCTGTGTCCATTTATCCTCCTGTTGAGTAGAAGCCTGTCCCATTAAACTTGATTGGAACTGCGTTGTATTCTCTACGCATTTCCCTACCGCATTGTGGGCAGTCAACTACATTATCTCTGTCGTCTACACTACGAGATAATACTAACTGTGTCTTGTCATCAAGACATCTATATTCATATGTTGGCATCTATAACTTCTTTCCCTTTAGTATTATATCCGTCAAGCCATATGTTAATTAGAAGTTCCCTTACTCTATCTTCTGACCAAGCGTCAGCACATAGGAAGGTAGCCATTTCATCTAGCCATACCCTTGCTTCTGCGTTTATCATTAGAACTCCCAACTAATCCAAAAGAATACCAAGTCTAAGTCAAAGGTATATTTATTTAGACCGAAGCCTATGCCTATACCCCTAAAGTTATAACTAACTTCATTAGTCTATCCTCTCTGCGTCGATTGGTGTCGGCGCTGTTGCTCTTGTGCCACACATAGCACACTCCATATCTAGGAAATACATATCTATATCTCCGCTATCGCTATCGAACATAACCTTTAGCGTCCATACATTACAACCGCAAGGACATACTGAGGTTGGATTACCCCGTATATCCATAGCACTGTTGTAATCTTTAGGTTTCATATCATAGATACTCTTGTATCTCTTTGGTTTCATTAGTGATAACCCTTCTTCTGAAAGAACGACCAAGCATTACAAGGCGTGTCATATCTGTGATAGATATACTTAAGCCCTCTGTCAATTTGCTGTGTTGGTGGTGTCTTAGGGTCTAGCCCTAGCAACTGCGGAATACCGCCAGCATTCTTGCCCATTACTTTAATCTTATTAAATGCTTCAGGTCTCCAAGCACTTTCCTTGCCCCATAACTGAACGAGACATCTGTATTCTTTATAGTGCCAATCAAGTAATTGGTCTAAAGCATAGGCTTTACTATCTTCTACTGTCCACTTCTTTTCTTGCTCTTTACTAATATACTTATCGGCTGTATCTGTTATTGGAAAAGCAGAAGCAAATCCAAGTGCGAAAGCAAGTGTGATAGATACTATAACTCTATATCTGTTTCTCATATCTTTCCTCTCTGTCGAACTTTATTCTATTCCTCACCTTATTGGCAAAGGTAATCTTCTTGCTTCTATCGAAGCCTACTATGGGTAATTTGGCGGCAAGCATTCTCTCACCTGCCATAACGCCACCCCATACGCCGTGCTCTAAGTTATCCTTACGCATACCTTCTTCTAAACATAAGTCCTTAACACTACACATATCACATATCTTTAATGCTTGTATAGTTCTAGCAATTAACATCTCACTATCTTTAAGGGAAGGTCTACCCTTCCTATCTTGTTCTACTTCATCAGAAAACCATAGGTCAGGGTCGTCGCTGTTGCGACACAATCCATTCTTACTTAATATATTTTTATTCTCTTTGCTGCCACGATTGACAATATAGTAATTCCAAAATGTTGCTTGACCCTTCTTCATATCTATCCTCTACTGTGAGCAGGGACGCATACTGCTTGTATAGTAGCGTTCCGTAATTGTATAGCCCACGCTTGGGCTTCTTCTAAGGTCTTAAATAAACCATAGGATACTATGCCATCTTCGGTATCTGTAAGTGTAATGTATCCTTCTCGCCACGAACCAGCAGGTTCGTGATTAACTACAATATCTTGTGATGACATAGTATCCTTTCGGTTATTAGGTATATATTAGGCAGAGAACACGACATCGACATATCCGTCAAGTCGTGAGTGGGTAGCAATAAGACCCTTCTTGCCTGTTAAATGCTTGTATGTGCCGTCGCCTAGCGAAACCCATACTGACTTAGGCTTAAAGCGTGTCTGTCCTACGCTAGCCTTTACAATAGTTCCACGAGGATAGAAGTCATTGTCCATATCTAGTGGAAGTGAAGCGAGTTCATCTACAATCTCTTGTAGAGAGTAAGCGATACTTGTTAGGTAATCGCTATTGATTGTCGTTGCTGACATATCATTACCTTTCATTGTCGTGTTATCTACCTAGCACCTTACTAGATAGGGGGTGAGCAGTTTAATGTCGTGCTCAGGACAATCCGCTAACCGCAATCAAGGGCTAGAAGGAATACTAGAAGTCAAGTGGTTCTTTACTATACCACTTGCGTGAATACCAATTATCATCTGATAGGTATCTATTTATATACTCTTGTTCTTGGACTATGGAGAACTTGTCGGCTTCATTATAGCACATACAATCCGTCATAGTCATACCGCAATCGAAGCAGTTCATACACATATCGCAGTAGTATGGATTATCTTCCATATCTATATCTTCATCACACCACATACACTTGGTTAGTATATCGGTATCTTCTTCCATACTTGTGCTTATCTGCTTGTCGAGATAGTCATCATACCCATAGTAGTTGGTGTATGAAGTAGTGCGTGGTGTAGATACTGTGCGCTTGTGTGATTGGTTCGACCACCATACACCGCTATCGTCCCAAGTGCCTAGACTTTCGTTAATAATATACATAGTGTATTTGGCACTAGGGTCTAAGGTCATAATTGCTACCTTACTACCACTAGCCCAAGACGACACCATATCATATACATATTCGTCATCTAACGCAGACACACCACCTAGTCGTGGCAGTAATTCTTCTGCCATAATTCTAGTGTCGCTACGCTTATCACCCTTAGGTATATGAATATCTAACACACCATTGTGAGCGAGATAAGTCAAGTCGCTATCGCCTACCTTAAAGGGGTGGCAATTCTGTTCGTTCTTTACTCCGTGAGTAGCGTATCGTGCGTGCCACATAGCGTAGCCATTAGGATACTGCTCACGCAGTTCTAAGAACCGCTTGACCGACTTCTTCGCAGACATACTGCGTTCAGATATAATACCTTCGGGTGTCTGTATCGCAAAGCCGAAGCCGTGCGGATTACTACACGCACCATTGTGTAAGTCATCTTTACTCGGTGTCGAGTTCGGATTACATACTACCAATAGACACATACCTACCCCCTTTACGCATTTATCTTCTCTATATTCTTTAGATTTATATGAGATACTTTGGACATACGCTCATATAAATTAGGATAGAAACCATTGTTGGCTTCTACATAGTCATAGAACCAATCCCACTTTAGCATACCCAACTTAACATCTGATAGGGTCATATCTCTAGTGTATTCTATGCTTGCGTGTGCTAACTCAATAGCACTTAGAACACCGCTAGGCTTAGTAGTTCCCCTAAAGAACCGCAGTTCTAGCGTGTGTTCGTTCTGCGTATTGACCGCAGAATATCTTTCGGTGTGGCTTCGTCTATCTAACTTATGCTTGACGGAGAAGTATGGTCTATCGTATTCGTCATACTGCCACACATCATTAAACTTCGCATAGTCAGACTTGCGACCAGCGAACTTCATCATCTCTGGTGCGTTCTTATAGATAAGCGTTAGCCACCTATGCGTATGCGCACCACTCTTAAACCCTGCCCTGCTTGCGTGGATATGGATACCGCAACTCTCTGCGTCCCACGACCTTGCTTGCTCATTATCACGCAGATACTCTAAACCTTGCCATAGGTTAGACATCTGACTAGTCCAATGTCCAAAGGATAGTGGGTGAGATACTAACTCGAAGCCAGCATATCCACCCCTACCAATACTGCTATCATCTTTAAGGTAGATACTATCGCCTACCTTGCTTTGGATATACTGCGCACTCTCTCGCAGATTACCCGACCTAATCTCCATCTCTAACTCTAGCCCGAAGTATAGGTTATGCTTATCATCACCAAAGAAGGTTGGGTTAGGCTTGTATGAGTATTGGTTGATTACTCTACCACCACGACCACCTTCACCGCACCCTTCACACTCTCTACTAAAGTATTGGTCGCAATCTTCGCAGTAAGAACCTTCGCTCTCATAGCAACCTTCGCACCAATACTCACCCCTATCTTCGATATGATATTGGCTAATACTGTCGGGATAAGTAGTGCTACATCTTTCGCAGTAGCAAGTGTTATTCTCCCAGCAACTCTCGCAATAATCACCGACACCTTCGACATAGTGAGAACTGTCGTTGCTCATATATTCTTCGCAATTATCGCACCACGACCTACAATCTTCACATAGTAGGCTATCATCTACGAAGCATAAGTCATCTTCGTTAGTAGTAGTATAATCG